CGAATGCAAATATTTATACGTAAAACAGCCAAGAAATACAAGCAACACGAAGCCGTCGACAACGTTATGGAATTTATAAAAGAAGAAGAGGAAAGAGAGGGAAAAGAACGTGAAAACAAAACTAGCTAATTTCTTGATGATTGACGAAGAAGAATTAAAAATAGCACCAATTGCTTTATTAGTCACCGTAATCGCTACACCTTTTATATTTGAACTCGTGTTTGCGCCTTTTGGCTGGTGGTTGCTATGAGCGAACAAGTCGAAAGAGATTTAAAGATGATTGAAACGTACGAGGCCGTTGTTGAATTCTATGAAGCGCATGAACATCAAGAGTTGTCAAATTATTATGGATGGCCGCTAGAAGTTTATGACCGACTAGACGAAGCCGAACTTGAAAACGAAGAATTGAAAGAAAAAATCAGAGAACTACAAGAATATATTGAGGATAACCAAGTAAGTGATAGCGAAGAACATCTAGGAAATTACTATGATTCATTGTTTTAGAGGTGTAGCGAATGAGGGAGCCATTAACAGCCGAACTATTAAACCGCATGTACACGATTGAAGGCATGTCCGATACCGAGATAGCCAAGACTTTGAAATATGACCGTACGGCAATTGTTTACGCAAGGCAGAGGCATGGAATTGCGACAAGACTAACCACCGGTCGACTGGGCGAATTACTCGTATTAAAAGAGTTATCGAGCCGCTTCGGTAAATATAACGTAATTGATATGAACGAAACAGACGCTACTTCGATTTTTGACATTTTATTAAAAGAGGATATAAGAATTGAAGTTAAAACGTCAAAGGTTAATGCTGATAGCCACTTTACATTTAACCTCTCTAATAAAAAAGGCCACGGAATTTTGGAGAATGAAATTACAAAGCTTACAAAAGGCGGCCGAACTATAAAAGATTTATCGAAAACTTGCGACTATGTAATTTTAGTTTTTATTGAGAAGTCTGTAAATTATCTTATTTTACCGTCTAACACGCCAACTATTTTAAACAGAAATTCAAAGAGTATTGGCGGGGAAAAATTAAGAGAAATATCAAAACACTTTAACAAGTGGGAAATATTAGGAAGGAGCATAACGTGGGAGAGCTACCTAAGAACAAGAAGCCTTGGACGGTCGAAGAAGAAAAGTTATTGATCAAATTGAAGAAAAAAGGAAGAACAAACAAAGAAATATCCCAGGAGCTTGGCAGAAGTAGAAACGCGGTTCATCAGCGTTTGAAGTTGCTGGGGAAATTATAGAAAGGAGTGAGTGAAATGCTGACGTATATAAACATGAATGATGGAGAAAAACTTTCTCTTAATGGTTTTTGGGCTTACTTGATAGAAAAAACTTCTGAAAATAATTCAGAAAATAAAATAGAAGCCATATATGAATTGGCCTCTTTAATCAATCAAAAAGAAATTGAAGAATTAAAATTTCTTACATTGCTTGCGAATTATGCAGAGTTTTATAAATTCAAAAAAGTAATACTAGAAATTTAAAAAGCACCCTCGGCAAAGGGCGCTCAGAAAAATTATTCGAATTAATTATACAGAAAAAAGGAGCAAAAGAAAATGAACAACCAAAATAATGAAGTAACTTTAAATCAAAAACAAGTGACGAAAACAATTTTAAATGACGTCGAAAAAATGCAAACAGAAGGTTTGTCTCTACCGAAAAACTACAATGCTTCAAACGCTTTAAATGTGGCTTTCTTAGAGTTAGTGGATATGAAAGTAAATCGCCAACCGTTGTTAGACGTAGTTACGCCTAGATCAATCTATCAATCACTTTTAAACATGGTTTTGCAAGGTTTAAGCCCAGCAAAAAATCAAGTGTATTTTATCCCTTACGGAAACGAGCTTCAAATGCAGCGCTCTTATTTCGGGACGCAAGCAGTACTAAAACGACTTAGTGGCGTCAAGAACATTTGGGCGGAAGTTATCCGAGAAGGAGAAAAGTTTGAATTTGAGAATGACGGTGGACGTAAACGACTAACGAGCCACGAACAGAAATTTGAGACGCTAGACAATGAAATTATAGGGGCGTATGCAGTTATTGACACGGAAGAAGACGGCCAATTACTAGAGGTTATGACCAGAGAGCAAATTGACGCTAGTTGGAGCCAAGCAAAAACGTCAAACGTGCATAACAAATTTGGTGACCAAATGGCCATGAGAACAGTTATTAACCGAGCGGCCAAAAATTATATTAACACTTCCGACGATAGCGACTTGTTAATACATGCGATTAATGACACAACAGAAAACGAATATGATCCAGACGCTAGACGCCGAGACGTAACCGAAGCGCCAAAGAGTGAAAAAACTAAAAGCTTATTAGATAAATTTCAAGAAACGCAACCAAAGAAGACAGAGGAGGCGCCTATTGAAGAACCAGAAGAAAATAAAGATGGTGCCGATACGTTCGAAAATCAAGAAGAACCACCAGCCGAACCCGAGGAAGAAATTAACCCGTTTGATGAAATCGAAAATGCTGAATATGCAGACTTCGAGGAAATGAACGAACCAGAAGAACCCGAGGAAGAAAAGCCGAATTTAACTGTTCCAAAGTTAAGAGAAAAACTTGACGAGTTAGGTGTTAAGCACGACTCAAACATGAGAAAAGCAGAGTTAGAAGGCTTATACGAAATGGCTCAAAACGGTGGTGTACAAGATGACCTTTTCTAAAGAAGACCTAAGAAATGATGATATTTATTACGGCAATAAATCAAATTGGCAATTTTGGAGCGTTAGCTGGTACAAGAAGTTTAGAGAGTGCGAAGCGCGTGCTTTAGCCGAACTAAAAGAGGATTGGGCGCCCACAAGCAGCCCTCTCCCTCTATTGGTAGGGAATTACGTGCATAGTTATTTCGAGTCTTACGAAGCGCATGAACGCTTTAAAGAACAAAACAAAGAAGAATTATACGCAGACGCTACCGTAGCGCAGTACAAAGAGGCACTTGATGACTTAGGCGTACCGTACAAGAAAAGCGCTAAGAAAGACGAATTAGTGGCCATATACGACAGCATAGAAGGCAAGAAGCCATTTCTACACGGAAAAATGTACAAAGATTTCGAAGTTGCTGAGCGAATGATTGCGCGCGTGAAAGATGAACCGTTTTTTAACTTCTTATGGCAAGGGAAAAAAGAGGAGCCCGTTACCGGCGAACTCTTTGGCGTCAACTGGAAGGGGAAAATTGACCTCCTAAACGTCGAAGAAGGCTATTTCGTAGACTTGAAAACGTCACAAGGTTTTGACCGACGTTACTGGAGCACCGACAGAAATCAATACGTTTCTTTCGTCGAGGCTTTCGGGTATGTGATCCAGGTTGGAATTTACGAAAGGCTATTAGAAATGGAATACGGAAAGCCGTTCACTGGGTACATATACGCCGTATCTAAAGAGGACCCGGCAAACGTTGAAGCAATCGAAATAGAAGATTTTGACAAAGATATTGAGTTAAGAATGGTAGAGCAAAACATTGACCGATTGGAAAAAGTAAAGACCGGGCAAGAAGCGCCGACAAGCTGCGGCAAGTGTGAATATTGTCGAGAACACAAAGTGCTAGATGGCTTCATTATTCCGGCACAATTAATAGATTAGGAGGGTTCGAGTGGTTGATAAAAAAGAAGTGGGCCGACGAATTAAGAAAATTCGTTTAGAAATGGGATATACACTTGAAGAATTCGGAAAGTTATATAAAGCAAGTAAAGGCGTAGTTAACAACTGGGAAAAAGGTAGAAACTTACCAAATAAACAGAGGCTATCTGATATAGCTTTTTATGGCCAGATGAGCGTAGACGAACTTCTAAATGGAAAAAGAGAAACAACGATCGACCCAATGGATCTATTCCGTGGCGATAACGATATTAGAAAATATCTGATTGTTGATGTAGATGATGCCCATATAGATTTTTTGAAAGGTGTCGGAATATCATACCAAACGATAGAAAACGTGCTTAAATTCGCTGATATTTACGTGAATATGAGCGAATTGCCGGAAGAGCTAACAATTATGAAGAATGTTTAACAAGTCATTAGGAGGGCTTTAAATGGTTAATGAAATGGAAATTTATAGGAGCAGTTCGCTAGAAGAAAAAAGAACTATTCTAAGTGAATTGTTTGATACTTATAGAAATTTAAACAACAAAGATTATTATAGAGCGAAATTTTCTTTAGGTCGCGCAGAAAGTCTTTGGGGCAAACATGAAGTTTTGGCCGAGATTAGATTAGCAATCGAATTAGGGAACCTAGGGGTATCTCGTAAGTTACTCGAGAATTTGGTTAGCGATCTAATCAATAACACAACTAATGGTGTAGTGACCAAAGACGGACCTGTTAGGAAGTGATTAAGTGGCAGAAATTAAGTGGATAAAGTTATCAGTAAATATGTTTAATGATGAGAAAATAAAATTAATAAAGACTATGCCAGAAGGCGACAAGATAATAGTGATTTGGGTTCAATTGCTATGCCTGGCCGGCAAGACGAATGACGGGGGTCTTGTGTATATGGGACAAAACATGGCGTATACAGATGAAATGTTTGCAACTCTATTTGATGAAAAATTAAACGTTATTCGCATAGCCCTTCAAACCCTCGAGCAATTCGGAATGATTGAATTAACAGACGACGGGAAAATTGACATTGTAAATTGGGAGAAGCACCAAAGTACCGATAAAATGGCCCGAATGAAGCAGCAAAATCGTATTAGACAACAGAAGCATTACTATCGCACAAAGCTTAGAGAGATAGGCGTTGACGTAGATAGTCTTGATCTTCCAGATGACCCAGAAGAACTAAAAGAGATACTAGATAAGCTAGAAGAAAAAACTAACGTTAGGTTAACGTTAGCTAACGGTACAGAAGTAAGAAGTAAGAAGGAAGAAGTAAGAAGTAAGAAGAAAGAAGTAAATAGTAGTCGCGATTCCGCTGGCGCGAAATACGACGACGATTCTCCTTACATGAAATTGGCAGTTAGGTTATACGAACACATTAAAAAGCGAAACCCAAAACAAAAAGAACCTAATTGGCAAAAGTGGGCGGATGACATGAGAAAAACCGTCGAGCTAGATAATCGAGAGATTAATGAATTGACTAAAGTATTAGACTGGTGTCAACAAGACGATTTTTGGCAAAACAATATATTATCTCCTGCTAAATTAAGAAAGCAATATGATCAACTGTTTTTGAAAATGGATCAATCGACACCTAAAGAAAGGGATTGGGATGAATGGGAGTTTTAGAAGAGCATTTAATGGAAATGCGTAAAGAGTTGTTCAAAACAACAGAAGCAACGTGCGATATTCATGATGAAAAGCTTGTGCAACATAAAGACTACCGCCCATTTTGTCCGGTTTGCGCAAGCGAAAGAGTTGTTGAAGATGAAAAAGAATTGATGGAAGCCGGAACAGAGGCAGCTTATAACCATAAGAAAAGATGGTTGAAAGAGCGCAGCCTTGTAGTCGATAGATCGTTATTTGATATGACCTTTGACAATTACAAAGTGACAGATGAAGAGACGGCCGCTAATAAAGAGAAAGCCCTGGACTTGGCCAGAGAATACTACAAAGGCAGTACAAAAAACGGATTGCTGGCCGGGAAGTTCGGGACAGGAAAGACACATTTGGCCATGGCCATATTAAACCAACTGAATGAGCATAAAGACCAGCGCAACTTATTCGTGTCGGCTGATGAACTTATGCGAAAAGTGAAAAGCAGTATCGGAAATAATGAGTCGCCTTTTCGTGAGGATCGAATGATTGAACTGTTATCAAAAGCCGATTTGTTAGTTATGGATGACATGGGCGCCGAGGTTGGTTCAGTTAATAGAAACTCACAAGCGCCAGACTACACTATACGAGTGATAAATGGCGTGTTGAATGGAAGAACCTCCAATCCAACTATATTCACAACTAACCTATCAAGAAAAGAATTAGAGACGGCCTATGATGGCCGGATAGTAGATAGGATGTTTAAGGGTGTATCACAAGAGGACCTTATTATATTCAAAAGAACACCAAGCAAACGAACAACATTAAATTTCTAGGAGTGATCAACATGGATGAGTTAATTACAGTATTAAAACCCGATTATTCCGCTGTTGAAGAAAGCCAACTTAACCGCTGGCGAGTATTCAATGGCCAAGATTGGGTGCACGGATTCGACGAAAAAGAAAAAGCAATTGAATTCGCAAGAAGAAACGGCGGCACTCGAATAGCATTCTGCAAAAAAGTAGACGGGAAAGTTGCATATGTAAGTCCGGAAATGGTGGATTTGGATGACTGAATTAATTTTAGAAGGCATTTTATGCCAGCAATGCGGCGGATATATTGACGGCGAAGAACCGGGCTACCCTCGTGATTGTGATGATTGCAACCATGAAGATGTGGCCGAAGAAATCAAAACATATTACGGCGGGACAAACCCACTAGACTAGGAGCGTAAACATGAATAGACAAGACACGTTTAACGCGTTGAGAGAAATGCTAAATGAAGCCTTAAATGAAAGTAACGTTGAAAAGATGGTCGAAGAAGCGATAAGAAGATCAGGCGGGGAAATTACCGAAGACTTTGCAGAAGGTACTAAAGTAGGCGTCGAAGTTGCCAAGAAATCAGTTTTGGTATTGATGACTTTGGTCGAAGTGATGGGGGACAAATAAAAATGACAAATAAAGTTGTTGAAGAATTAAAGAATTTAGAAATTGACATTCATAAATTAAGAAGACATCAAGTTTATTCGCCGTTCTTAAATCTTCCGGGAATGGAAAAAGAAACAGTTGGCTTAAATTCTGTTATCAATATCGTTCATAAATACATGGAAAAGATTAAAGGCCTGGAAAAAGAAACAACCGTTTCAGAAGCTATTGAGCGACTAGCAGAAGAATACCCGTTAAAGCCCGTACAAATCCAGTATATTTTAGAGAATGCTGGTAAACGGAGCATTAACATTGAACTGGGTACGAGATACGGCGACGACGTTGAGTTTGGTACAAGAAGCAAAGAAAATAAATATGAGCATAAAGTTGTTGACGAGCTTCGCGTTGCGGGAGAAGCCTTATCGGCTGTAATTAATAAATATAGAGATTTAAATTACGCCGTTGATGTATCTGTTGAGTTCGAAAGAGGGAATTACGGAAAAGCAGATGACTTTTACCGTGTAAAAATTATTAAAGCGATTGAGGTGGATGAAGATGTTAGATAGAGAAGATTGGGTAAATATAATAGCAATAGTTTTAGGGACCTTGGTAACTGGGGTTTTACTCGGATTGTTTATTAATACGTCGGAACAAAGGGACACTATCGAACAACTAGAAACTGAACTGGTTGAAACAAGAGAACAGTTAAACATTGCTAACGATCAACTTAAACAAATTAACATGAGAAATGAAGCAATCTACTATATTAAACAACTAGAAGAACAAGAGGCGATTGAGTGATTAAAATTGTTACGTTAGAGGGCGAAATTGTAGGGAAGGGAAGGCCCACCTTCTCGACTAGGGGCGGAGTAAAAAGGGCTATTACTCCGGCAAAGACTAGAACGTTTGAGAAATATGTAAGTCTGATGACCAGGCAAGTATTTAAAGAACCATTTAAGAAACCGGTAAAAGTAAAGATATTAGTTAAAAAGAAACCGCCTAAGTCGTGGAGCAAAAAGAAACAGCGTGAAGCAATCGCTGGAGAAATTGCAGCAACGGCCAAACCCGACTTAGATAATTATGCCAAATCTATATTAGACGGAATGAATGGCATTGCCTGGATAGATGACAGTTACATAGTCGAGCTGCTTCAACGTAAAGAATACGCTGAAGAGGACGGCGCAGAAATTCGTATCAGTGAAATCGAGAAAGAACCCGCTTATCCAACTAAGAAGAAAAAGAAGTGAAGGAGCAGCAACATGTTTGAATTTTTAGGGTGGTCAATCGTTATTCTAGTTGTGTTGTTTTTTGGTAGTGCGATACTAGCCGGACTATGGAAAGCGATCAATAACCATAAAAGCGACTTTAGACCGCACAAAGATTTTGAAGTATATACCGAATTTGATGGGTCGCTTATACCTCTTACTATTCGAGAGGTATTCGACCATAAAGGCAAGAAATTTATTGTAGTTAATGTGATAAAAAATAAGGAGCGTACAAATGAAAAATAAAAAGAAGTTACTACCGCTAATATTAATGTTTTTAATACCTATAACAACTTATGCTGCTATGCAATGGCAAGGGACACCACACGTTGACAATATTAAAACTAACCTAGAGCTTATAAGCGTAAAATTGGACGATTTAAAGACTTCTAACGAAGTTAAAGAGAAAGAGATTAGAGACATTCAAAAGTTGCTAGAGCAGGCCGAGAAAGACGCACAAAAGCAATCTAATGAACTAGAGGAAGCTAAACAAGAAAACGCAATTCTTAAGACGGATAACAATGCACTGAATAAACAATTAGAACAAGCGTTAAAAGATGTGCAAGAAATCGAGCAGATTACAGAGGACCTAGTCAATGATTAAGTTTAGGGCCTGGGATACACACGAAGAGGTAATGAATAGAGTGGACTATATTGATTTTGCTCACGGTGTTATAGGCATGTTCAATGAAAATAGTAGGGGCTATGAACAGCCTACCCACAGAGTGAAACTCATGCAATCAAGCGGATATAAAGATAAGAACGGCGTGGAAATATTCATTGACGACTTAGTAGCTGATGAATATGGCAGAGTTTACCGAGTTGTATTTAAAGGCGATAGCATACGTGGGGATGCCGTTAAGCCAGAGCATAAAAACAGATGGTTAAGTAGTTTTTTAGAAGTTATAGGAAATATACATGAGAATCCGGAGATGATTAAATGATAAACAACACAACCTTAGTTGGTCGATTAACCAAAAATCCCGAATTAAAATATACACAATCGGGCATAGCGGTATTAAGTTTTAACTTGGCCGTAGAACGAAATTACACCAACGCACAAGGCGAAAGAGAAACAGACTTCATAAGTTGCCAGGCATGGCGCGGAACCGCTGAAGCACTCTCAAATTTCGCTGTAAAAGGTTCGTTAATTGGAATTACCGGCAGCATCCAAACACGGAACTACCAAAACAATGAAGGGCAAACCACCTATGTGACCGAGGTCGTCGTTAATAATTTTCAAATGTTAGAACCGAAGTCCGTAACCGACGCAAGAAGAAACGGAACGGGACAGCAGGGGAATTATTCGGGACAACCGAATAACAACCAGGGACAAGGCAATTTCACGAATAATACAACCTATGATGATCTCTTTGAGTCAAATGAAGATGTAACGGATATTGATGATGACGATTTGCCATTTTAATGGAGTGATGACATGGAGAAAGTCGAAGGCATACAAAGCGAAATAATCGCTTATGATGGCGAAACGGTTACTTTGAAGCTCTATGACCGAATAGACATAGAAAAGGCAAAGCGCCTATCAGTAAATGGCCGACATTTAACGTTACTTGATTTCTATGAGAAAGATACTATCACAGACGAACAACGCCGGCATTATTTTGCTCTGGTCGGAGACTTTGCAGAATTTACCGGCTACCCGACGCAGCAAGCCGACTCTTTCTTTAAAGAGTATTTCATGAACGCATACGAGTTAGACGAGTGGCCAAGTCTATCTCGTGGCGCCATGAAGAAAAATGTTGCGAGTGATCTCATTGGTTTCGTCATTGAGTTTATGGTTCAAAATGATGTGCCGTTTAGAAAGCAGCAATTCTATCTAACGACAGATGTTTCGAAAATGCTATACGCCATGACTATGAAACGACTATGCTGGATATGTGGGCGACCCGGTTCGTCTATTCATCATGCTGAAAAGTTGGTTGGAATGGGCCGAGATAGAACCAAATTCAATCATTTAAAGAGCAAGTTTATGTGTTTGTGTGAGTATGGGGTAAACATAGAAGATGAAAAGGAAGCGGCAGCGCATCATCAAGAAGCGCACCAGTTAGGACTAACGTCATTCTGTAACAAGTATCATGTAAAGCCGATTAAGCTAAGTGAAAAAGATTTAACGCAGTTAGGTATTCAAGGGAATTACGAAAGCTAGGAGATTTCAAAATGAAGTTGACCAAGAAACAACGAAACAAACAAAAAATATCAATGACAGTAAAGGAATTGGAAAAGGTAAAGCGAGACGCAACGAATATAGCCGTAAAGATAACGCACTTATTCCCGTTATGGGTATTAAGAACCAAGTTCGGGTTTGGAGAAAAACGGTTAAGAAGATTTATGGCCGAATATGCGGATTTGTTGGACTCATTTAACAAAGATTATGTTTCATTGCCGGACATAGCGCAGCAACTAGAGAAAGAAACCGGCATACGATTAGACGAGGAGGAAAAACATGAATAAGAAAAGCAAAGGCTATGGCGTTGGCTATAAAATTGGCACAGTCATAGGCGGCATTATTAAACCATTCAAACGTTTAACGTGCGATCACTTTGATATTAAACTACCAGAGCGCACAACGATATTAAACAACGGACACCTGGCCACGGTACAAGTAAAACAATGCATTAAGTGCGAAAGAACCAAAAGGACAGTAATGCCTAGATAGGAGGGGAGGGTCATTAATGATATACAAAAAGCTATATACGAACACATGAAAGAACAAGAAGAAAAGTTATTAAAGACCATGGTGCTAAATTGGTATAAAGTTCATAACTATCCAAGCGTTGAACATTATGCGCCAATTGTGAATTGTGTGAAGCATGTAAGCGGGCATTGTGGTTTCGTGGAAGGTCGTGGCCCAAGTTACTCGGATATAGAGTTATTCGATTTAAGATATATAGATACATGTACCATTGATGAGTTGTTTGATAAGTACTTTTGATAATGAACGGGAGTTGAGCGAGTGGGAAAATCGGACTACAAAAAAACAGAAGAAAAGCTAAGGGACTACTTAACCGGAAACCTTAGCGCCCAAATACAGCACAGAAAAGATATTTTAGAATATCCCCCCAAGCCATCAATCAAGCAACCAAAAGACAAGAAGAAAAAAGAAATCTATGAGGTGGATATTAAAACAAAAAGCACGTTGAGGCCGGACGGATTAGAGCGCAAGGTTTTGAAGTATGCTGATGATCCAAAGTATAACTTACTTAAGAAGCAAAGGGATGCAATACATGGATTTTTAACCCGGTTAATGAGCTACGATTATGATACATATAGAACACTGGTATTGTTTTATAGAGACAAGCGAACCTGGTTAGAAGTGAGTGAGGAACTACATGTTTCCGAGTCGACTTGCAAACGCCGGAGAAAAGGGGCTGTAAATGATTTGAGAAAGATATTATTCCCTTCTGATTGACATAATGAATAGGTGTTGACCTGATAACGAACTGAAAATGACCTAAAAATGCTCTGAAAGCCCCATAAAATGGTAGTATAGACAAAGTCTATAATTGGTTGTTGTTTGGTCCTCCTAGAAAATTGTACCGCCCTAGTCACGGGGCGGAACATTGAAGCGTAGCTCAATTGGTAGAGCGCCACACTGTTAATGTGGATTGTGTAGGTTCGAGCCCTACCGTTTCAGTCGGGTGCGGAAACACCCTATATGTAACTTTACTTCCCTTCTAAAGAGCTGTTACCAGAGGTGTGTCTGGTAATGGCTTTTTTAGTTAATCATTTTTTAAAGGAGTGATGGAGATCAGTGCACAAGACCAACTAAAAAAAGAAATTGCAGATTTAGCTAATGAATTGATGGCTGATTGGCCATCTTCCAGAAACAAGCAAAAACAGTTTGTTTTAGAGTATGTTGCTGTCGGATTTACAAATGCATCAGAAGCGGCCAGAAACGCCGGATATAGCAAAAAAAGCGCAAATAAGACAGCTTCAAATATGATTAACGGTACAGATAAGTACAGACATATTCCGCCAGTCATAAATGAACTGAAAGAAGCGTTCGAAGAACGCAACGAAGAATTAAAAATCGCAGACGGCACGGAAGTCTTGCAGCGGTTAACAGCCATTGGCCGGCAATTGCCATCTGAAAAGTATTATCGTTCAGAAAAAGAGATTGACGGCCTAAAGACGGTTGAAGAAAACAAATACGTTACAACCCCGAGCGACGAAGATGCTTTAAAGGCTTTAGAGTTGCTAGGTAAGAATTACGCACTATTTACAGACAAACAAGAAATTGATGCCGATTTAGGCTTAGAGATAGTGATTGATTATGGCGACGAAGAATAGAGCTAAAAAACGGCCGAGAATAAAAGTTCAATTCAATCCAATCTTTAAAGATGTTAACCGAACAACGAAACGTTATCGAGCCATTAAAGGCTCCGCCGGTAGTGGAAAAAGCGTTAATGTTGCTCAGGAGTATATTTTAAAGCTATCTGATCCAAAATACAAAGGTGCCAACTTGCTATGTGTCCGTAAAGTGGCCGAGTCAAATCGTTATTCAACCTTTGCAGAATTAAAGGCTGCAATAAATACCATTTACGGCGCGCAAGCTGATAGATATTGGTATGTAAACGAAAGCGCCATGACCTTAAGAAGCAACGTAACCGGCAATGAGGTTATTTTCCGTGGTGTACTGCACGACAAAGACCGCGAGAAATTAAAATCTATTAACTTTGCCACTGGTAAATTGACTTGGATATGGATAGAAGAGGCGACGGAATTATATGAGCAAGACATAGATATACTTGATGACCGTTTGCGCGGTATTTTAGACAACCCCAATTTATATTATCAAATTACACTTACGTTCAATCCGGTATCGTCACAACACTGGATAAAGCGTAAGTTTTTTGATTACAAAGATGATGAGACCTTTACGCACCACTCAACCTATAAAGATAATCGTTTTATTGATGAAGGTTATTACAAGCGTATGGAACGCCGTAAAAAACAAGACCCCGAAGGCTATCGGGTGTATGGCCTGGGCGAATGGGGAGAAGTCGGCGGCTTAATTCTTAAAAATTACACCGTTGAAGATTTTGACACCAATCCAGATAGGTTTGATTTTATGGTTAATGGCCAGGACTTTGGTTTTAATCATGCGAACGCCATTCTGGAGGTTGGCTTTAAAGATGATGAGTTATATATCACTCGTGAAATATACGTCCATGAAAAAGACACTTCCGAAATAATCGAGTTGGCCAACAAAGAAAACTTTAGAAAAAATTTGCGTATGTGGTGTGATAGTGCCGAGCCAGACCGCATTAAAATGTGGAAAAAAGCCGGCTATCGAGCCCAGGGCGTAAAAAAAGAAAAAGGCAGCGTTGCGGGTCAAATTGATTATTTAAAACAAAGAAAAATACACATTCACCCGAGTTGTGTAAATACGATTAAAGAAATATCTCAATGGAAATATAAAAAGAACCAAAAGACGAACTTATACGAAGACGAGCCAGTAAATGAATTTGATGACGCAATGGCCGCCTTACGTTACTCAATTGAGGACATAAGACGAGCGGGCGTTAACAATGACTCACTGGAAGACCGCATGAAAACAGCAGAATACTTATTCAAATAAAAAGAGAGGAGTGGTTAATTGGTTACTAGAAAAGTTGAGTTTCTGAAAGGTCAACGTTTTAATGATGAAGCAAATGACACGTTTAGAATGACAACAGAAGATTTCGAAACATTAGACTTTGAGAGCGAAGATTTCGCCGACATACTAGAAGACTTTATAAACGAACACCGCTCCAGACAAGTCCCGCGATTGGAAGAATTAAAAAGATACTACAATACCAACAACAATATTAAATATCGTGAGACTGACAAGGACGAGTTCGAGCCAGACAACCGTATAGCAAGTGACTTTGCTAAATTCATAACCACATTTAAACAAGGGGAATTATTAGGAAAGCCAATTGAATACGAAAACGAAAATGATGATCTAATAGAAAATATCGAAGATTTTAACAAACAGAACAACATGGCTTATCATGACATGAAGTTATTTGTTGATACGCTGATTTATGGCCGCGGCTATGAATTAATCGTTATTAAAAATAACCCAGATTACGTTGAACAAAATTGGCTAGAAAAAATCTTGCATTACCAAAGTACGAAAGACCGTATTCTAATTCGAGTGCATAAATTAAAGCCAGAGGAGACTTTTGTCGTTTACGACGATACACACGACAATAATTCATTGTTTGGCGTTAATTATTACACTGTGGGCAAAGGTAGTCGCAAGCAATTGAAAGCCGTTGTATATGCGCGAAACGAAATACATTACTTCGGAAATGATAATTCACTAGACTCAACCGCTTATGGTATGAAACATACAGAAAAAGAGCCGCACTATTTTAATGGTGTGCCAATAACCGAAGTTTTAAGAGACGAAGAAAAAAATAGTGTGTTTGAGCCGGTTTTGGACACCATAGACGCTTACGATTTATCGCAATCAGAATTAGCAAACTTCCAACAATATGCGAACGAAGCCAATTTAATGCTTACCGGAGTGCCATATACTGGCCAAGATGAACAAACATACGACGCAGAGGGGAACTTAAACCCCAATTCACGTCTAGGAATTGCTAGAGGCTTTAAAAAGTCTCATATCATTATATTAGACGGCGACGGCGAGCAAGCGCCAAATGCTAAATACCTGGTCAAAGAATACGATACAGACGGCTCTGAGAAATACAAAGACAGATTAGTGGGCGATATTTTACGCTTTACATTTACGCCAGACTTATCTGATGAAAATTTTGCTGGCACGCAGTCCGGCCAAGCTATGGAATGGAAAATGATGGGCAGCAGCAATCAACGTGTGACAAGTGAAGAATTATTCAAGAAAGCCGTTATGCGCCGCTTGCGATTAGCTGCAAATGTTTGGGAGATACGTGGAAATAGTGGTATTGATTACGACACCGTAAACGAAACAAACGTTATATTTACGCCTAACTTACCGAAGAACGACAAAGAAATTATTGAAAATGTCACGGCCATGGGCGACGAAGTTTCACAAGAAACCAAGTTAACTATTTTAGAAAAAGTTACTGGCGTTAAAGCACAAGATGAAATGGATCGATTAGAAAACGAAAAGAACAACGCAAACGATTATACAGATGAAGAAAAAGCCTATTTTGATGAAATGCGCAAAAAGATAGTGGGCGAAGGCGAAGAAGAAGCCGCTGAACCTATCGAAGATGAACAAGGTGGCGATATAAATGGCGATTGACCCAACAGAAATATCACAAGTGCGTTATAACATGGAACGCCGTGCAATGAATGCTTATGCGAACCGTTCAGACATCAGAGAGGGCTTATTAGACGCTAGTTTTCGCCATTACTTAAATGAGATTGAAAGTAAAATTAATAATTATTATTTGAGGTACGCAAACCGTGAGGGCATTTCAATTCAAGAAGCTAGGAAACGCGCCGACGCTATGGACGTACAAAGCTTTGCGACTAGAGCAAGAAAAGCCGTTCAAGACAAAGATTTTAGCCACAAAACAAATGAATGGTTAAAAGTCTATAACTTGAAAATGCGCGTGAGTCGTGAAGAATTACTAAAATATAATATTCAACTCGAGTTATATAAGTTAAACAAAGAGCAAGAACATATTATAACTACCGGAATGGACGAAGAATACCGCAAAGAAATCGAACGTCAGACCGGTATTTTAGGCAATTCAGTCCCATCTAACATTGGCGAGCGCGTCGAGGACTTAATAGACGCTGATTTTTACGGAAATAGCTTCAGCGAAAAAATATGGGGCGCAAATGGTAAGTATGATCTAATCGAAAGAAAAGTATTCGAAACCCTGGGCGATATCCAAGGAAATATTGGAGACTATCGCAGCGGCGTAGCTAAATTAATGGAAACATTCGACGTTAGCAAAAGCGACGCTTACAGACTAATGCGAACCGAAGCCAGGCGAATGAATGCAACGGCTTCAATGGATATGTATAAAGAAGAAGGCTTCACGCATTATATTTACACGGCCGAGCCAGACGCGTGTTTAATATGTGCGTCATTAGATAATACGGCCATACCAATTGGCGAAGAAGTACCTGGCTATAATTATCCGACCATGCACCCGAATTGCAGATGTTCTTCATACGGCGTTATTCGCATGATTAGACGCAATACGGGCACATCTAACATAAATGACCACAATGAACGTTACGGCGATTATTCTACCGCATTAAAAGACCTAGAGGACGTTATAAATGGAGACATAACTGACCATAGTCAATTAAGAAATAAATCAAGAGAATATGCAATGTCATAAGCCATGAAAGGCGGGTGGTAACCTTGATTTTTGTGTTGAAAACAGTAACCGAAGCATGAAAGGACGGTGGTCGCGCCATGTCGAAAAGAAAAAGCGCAGTATCTCGCTCATATTAGGAGTGATCTAATGAATGACTTAAAGATTAACATACAATCAAAAAACATATTCTTTAGAGTATTGGGCAGTGATGGACCAGCAACCGAACTGACACATAAAGGTATTTTAACACTTCATTCGCATTTGCTTAATCACGATACATTAGAATTGTGGTTTGGTGATTATAAAAACGAAACGTGGTATGCACAAGGCAAAGCGATAGAAATATCTGGCAATAGCGATGGCGATGGTTATTTTGTGTTTAGGGCGACTAGCGATTATGTTAATGAAGCCGGCGAAGGAATAAACTTTGGTTCATAACAGGAGTGGTGGCAATGGAAAAGAAAGATTATGCAAGACAATTAAAGTATGAATTGTTAGGCAAAGCTAGAGAGCTTATTTGGGAAATTGATTTTGATGAAATAAAACATGTTGATGTTGAAATCGATGATACTTACCCAGAAGGCACAGGAATTATGATTTGTATTGAGTTGAATGAAGATAAGTAGTCAGCACTCATCGAGTGGTGGCTATTTTTGTACACAATTTAGGAGGAATTACATGTTAGCCAAATGCGACGAATGCGCAGCAGAATTTGAGATTGAAAACTTTGAGGAAACCACAACAAAAGATTATACAAAGACAAGTTTCTTTTGTCCGGCTTGTGGTCGCGAATATATAGCATTTGCTAAAAACAATAGCATAAAAAAGAAACAAGCAGAGGTTAAAAAGATGTATGCACAAGTGCGTAAACCGGGCACCAGTTACGCGGAACAAAAGAAATTGATGTTAGGTATCAAAAAGAAAGAAAAAGCTGTAAAAGCAGAAATGAACGCTTTAAAGCAAAGTTTAATTTAGCAATAAGACCAATTGTTTTAATGTCATTAAACTTTAAACTATCGTCGCCGGACGTAAAACGAGACTCGGCTAGTGGCGTAACCACCAAGGAGCAACAAACATGAAATTAGACGATAAATTAAAAATGAATTTACAATATTTCGCAGAAGACCCAGGAGACGGAGACGCTGGCCAAGATGACGATCAAAAGCCAGAAGACCAAAATAATGGGGAAAATGGAGGCGAAAAGAACGAAAGCGACGACGACCGCACTTTTACTCGCGGAGAAATCGCAAAAATGATTAACGCTGAAACTAAGAAACTTGAAAGCAAGTATGAAAATATGCTTGATGATAAGTTTGAGGAAGGTGTTAGCGAAGGGCAGCGCTTAGCTGAAATGACTGAGGAAAAACGACAAGAAGAAAAAGAAAAGCGCCGTCAATCAAAACTTGATGAACGAGAAGCCGAATTAAACCGCCGTGAAATGCGAGCGACAACGTCAGACTTAATTCGTGAAGAGGGTTTACCGCAGACATTTGTTGATTTAGTCGTTGCTGACGAAGCTGAAGCTGTACAAGAAAATATCAAAAACGTAAAACAAGTATTTGATGAAGCAGTTGAGGCCGAGGTCGATAAACGCCTGGTACAAAAGAATACAAAAACGGGCACGGCACAAGGTAGTTTAACCAAAAAAGAAATTTTAAGGAAAAAAGATAAAGCCGAAAGAGAAAAACTAATTTCTGAAAATATGGATTTATTCACATAATAAAAAGGAGACTAAAAAATTATGGCAGAACAAAATTTAACAACCATGAATGACCTAGGGACAATTAAAACAATTGACTTTGTTAATCAATTCTCTACGGGGATCGAAGACTTATTGGAATTGTTAGGAGTTACTCGTAAAGAGCGCTTAACTAGTGACATGAAAATCAAAACGTACAAATGGGAAACAACTCTTCAAGACGGAAACGTTGGCGAAGGGGAAGATATTCCGCTTTCCAAAGCTACACACGAGCCAGACAATGAATTTCAAGTTTCTTGGAATAAATATCGTCGCGCGGTTTCTGTAGAGTCTATTGCACGCCACGGAGCTTCTAAAGCAATCGACCAAGCAGACGCTAAAATTATGCGCAAAATTCAACACCGTATTAAATCACAATTTACAGACTTTTTAGGACTAGATCCTACAACAGTAACTGGCGAAGGTTTGCAAAAAGCTTTAGCTGCTACTTGGGGGCAACTAGCTTCTTTTGACGAGTTTAACGGTTCTGAAACGGTTGCGTTCGTCAACCCAATGGACGTTGCCACCTATTTAGGGGACAAAGACGTGGGGGCTGACGCTTCAAACACGTTTGGTTTTACGTTGCTTAAAAATTTCTTAGGAATGGACAACGTCGTAACATTAAACTCAATTCCGCAAGGGGAAATTTATTCAACCGCCGTTGATAACTTAGTTTTAGCTTATTTAGACATGCGTACTAATGATGTCGGGGATTATTTTGTGGACTTTACAGACGAAACTGGTTATATCGGCGCGGCACGAGACCGTAAGTTAGGAAATGCAACGTACGAAACGTTATTTCTAGACGCTAATGTATTGTTTGCTGAAATTCCAGAAGGCGTTGTTAAGGCGACAATTGAAACACCTACAACAGTCCCAGAAGTTTAATAGGAGGAAAATAAATGGAAAAATATCCAGTATTCAAAGTATTTAAGGACGGCCAAGATAGCGAATATCTTAAAGATAACGGCACTAAAATGGTTTACGGCACAAATGGCAATTACCCTCGCGAAGGGTACGAGCCTAGTGCTGACCGTGTAGAAGAATTACAAACAAATGGCTACATTGGCGATAAAATCGAAGAACCTAAAAAATTAACTAAAGATAATACAGTAGATGAAATCAAGACTGAATTAGACGAGCGTGGTGTAGATTACGACGTCAAGGCTAAAAAAGAGGACTTGCTAGCTTTGCTAGATGATGAAAATGGCGAAGGTCAATAAGCAAAAAATCATTAAAAAACTAGAAAGGCGTCATGGCGCTAGTGGAATTGTACAACGTGAATTTATTGAGGACGTTGTAGACGAAACAGTTGCGTATTATTTAGCGATTGCTAATGAAATTTCAGACAAAGAAATTAAAGAGGTGCCAGAAGACCATTCTTTCATTATCCGAGGAGTTGCTTCGAAGCAATATAATCGTCGTGGGAGCGAAGGAATGGAACAGGAGCAAGTTGACGGTTATCGTGCAACGTATATACAAAACGATTTCGCTGAATATGAGTCGTTTATATTCAACAAATTCAAGCCGAAAGATGACGACCATAAAAAAGGGACGGCGGTGTTTATTTGATGAAGACACCGCACACAATAGAACTGTTTCATACCGGCGGAGAACCAATATTTGACCCGGTGACAGGAGAATTTAAACCAAACAAGGGGAAATCTGATTTCTATCCTTGTTTGGTTAATTTTATGACCAAAGCTAAACAATTCGAAGAATATGGATCGCGTGACGAGGAAATAATTATTGTTCGTTTTAATTCAGAGGTGCCAAACTTTCACAAAGCAGTATTTAAAGGAATCACGTACAAACATCTTGAGGAGTCCTTTGTACCTCGAAAAAAAGCGTACAGATTGCAGAAAGTGGGTGGTTAAATGAAATTTAGTCATCAAATTACGGGAACATCAACCTTAAAAGGCGTAATTGCTAGTGCTAGAAGAAATGCACCAAGGCAAACAACGCAAGTTGTCAAAAGCAACGCCGAGGAGATTAAAAAAACGGCTAGAAGATTAGCCCCAAAAGATAGCTGGTTTATGCATGACAACATATACACGCGACATGAAGGAATGAAAAGTATTATACATTCCCCGGCACCGTATTCGGGTTATGTTGAGAATGGAACGCGTTTTATGGACGCCCAACCATTCATGTTCCCGGCCGTTGAAGAACAACAAGAAAAATTCAATAAAGATTTACAAGATGTTATGGACGGGGTGTTTGTATGACGCCAAATTATGCGATTTATAGACAATCTTATATTACTTGTTTATCAATCGGAAAAACATTCGATTATTTGCCAAAAGCGGGCGAAGAATACCCTTTTATTTATATTCAAAAGGTGCCAACCGAAAACGAAAACGAAACAAAAGATTTAACTGGCACGGCTACCCAAACAATCAAAATATTTGCTAGACGGGAGCAGTCGGCCACAGCCGACAACATGGCGGCCGAGTTAAGGAATAAACTTCTGACACAACGGAAAGCCTTTGAATATAGCTTATCGCGCAACAGCGTTTCTATTCAACCAATGGACGCGGACGCGCAGAATGAACAAGTTGACCAATACATTATTAGGTATGTAACTAGATATTCAAAAAAGGAGAGATAAGTAAATGACTATTGCAGGAAAAGACTTAATTTTATTCTTCCGTCGTCGTAAAGACCACCAAACGGAAGACGGCTCAAAATTACGTTTCGCAACAGAACACTCAATTAACGAAGAAAAGACGTCAAACAGCACTATGACGAAAGACGGAAGCAAGAATTCGCTAAGTGACGGCGAGAATACCCTTGACCTTTCTTCTCTTTTAGAACGTGCTGAACGAGAAGCAACAGGCGACGCTACTGTTGAAGTTTGGAAAGAATTGCGCCGTTGGTATCGTGCCGGAGAAGAAATTGAAATTTGGGAAGTTGACGCGGGTTCAGCTCTTGATGGCGAATACGACGTTCAATATATGCGCGGCCATTTTACTTCATTCGCTATTACCGCACCGGCGGACGGCGACGCAACCCTTGAAGGCTCTTATGCTATTAACGGGAACATTATTGAAAACACCGACGTATTAACACCAGCACAAATTGAAACAATTGAAGCAAATCAATATGAATATGCTTCAATTCAAGCAACAGCGGAAGAAGCGTAACAAAAAGGGCGGAGCAATCCGCCTTTATTTTTTACTTATAGGAGTGGAATAAATGCAAATTAAAATTAATGATGAAAAATACAACTTATATTTTGGGTTCGACTTTATCAATTACATTGATGAACATTACCCAGTAAAGGTTCAATTTCAAGGTATCGACGTGCCTTTTGGAAGTGCATTAAATACAACGATTAACGCTTTAGACCGAAACAAAAAGCCAACTGATCTAATCAAGATTTTAAAAGCTGGCATGGTTACTTTGAAATCTAAACCAAGTAACAAAGACTTAGAAAAATACATTAGTAATTTAATCGAAGATGAAGAATATGACGAATTTGTTGAAGAATTACTGGGAAAGTTAAAAAAGACACCGCTCATAAAGAAAGAAATCGAAAGTCTGAACAAACAGACCGAGGAAACGAACGTGACGGAAGAAGAAGCCCTGGAGTTTCTGAAACAGATGAACTAAAAGAAGATGAATTAAGTATATCTTATAAAGAGTTAATAGCTATTTGCGTAGGGCAACACCAATTAAGCCTATTAGAAGCCCGCAGATGTACTTTGTACGAGTTTGAAATGTTGCAAATGGCCTATCGACTTAAAAAAGAAGAAGACCGCGAAAATATGGCTTGGCAAGCTTGGTATAGCTTGAACGTTAAAGCGACTAAAGGCGAAGGCAAAAATATTAAATCGGCTTATGACACATTTAGCGATTTTTATGATAAATCAGAAGAATTCATGCAAGCCTTGCGCCCGAAACCAATAGAGCCAACGCGTAAGAAATCTACATCAAGACTTAATGCAATTTTAAACCCAAAGAAAACCTAAGAGAGGCGGGTGAATTTATTTGGATAATGTTTATGACATTCTCGTGCAACTTAAAGCGAATGTTAATGAATTTAAAAGTGGTATGGCCGAAGCTCAAACCAGTATTAGGGAATTCGAAAGTGTCACGGGTACGCAACTTGACAAAGTCGGGACAACCTTGGCTGGTTTAGGTGGAGCTTTTACAAAAGGTATTACTGTACCGGTAACAGCTGCCGCAATCGCGGCGGGTAAAGCTGGAATGGATATGGAAACGGCTATGACGGGAGTAGCAAAAACAACCGACTTAACAGCCGAAGAACTGGCCTTAATGAAAAGCGAAATCAAAGGGCTATCGGAAGAAATGCCTATCGCGGCGACTGAAATCGCTGGCGTTGCCGAAGCGGCCGGACAGTTAGGAATTGAAAAGCAAAACATCATAAGCTTTACTGAAAGCATGGTTGGGCTAGGAACGGCCACAGACATGTCTTCGGAAGAAGCAGCGACAGCTTTAGCGCGCTTGGCCAACATTACAGGAATGCCACAAACTGAATTTGACAAGCTAGGCTCAACGATTGTACAGCTTGGGAATAATATGGCCGCAACTGAATCAGAAATCGTCAATATGTCTTTACGTTTGGCGGGTACTGGTGCGCAAGTTGGGCTAACCGAAGCCGAGATTTTAGGGCTATCTGGTGCCATGACTTCCATGGGTATTAATGCCGAGGCTGGTGGTTCGGCCATGTCCCAAACAATGCAACACATTAACACCGAAGTATTGGGAAGTGGCGAAAACTTACAAGCTTTAGCAGATATTGCCGGAATGACCGCAAGCGAATTTAGCGAAACTTGGCGTAATGATCCAATGAAAGCTATTGAAATGTTTGTTGGAGGATTGGGCGAAGTTTCTGAATCTGGTGGAGACGTTGCCGGTGTACTTGATGACGCTGGAATAAAAGGACTTAGACAAGTCGACGTTTTAAGTCGTCTTTCTGGTGGTTCCGAGTTGTTAGCTAGTGCAATAGGCATGTCAACAGAAGCTTGGGACGAAAATACAGCTTTACAAGACGAAGTTGCAGAGGCGACTGATACAACCGCCGCGAGAATGCAAATGCTATGGAATAAAATTGTAAACTTAGCTGAATCAATCGGCTCGATTTTATTGCCGATGATTGACGATATGATTGACAAGATTGCCCAATGGGTTGATTGGTTTGCGAACCTAGACCAAAGTACACAAGAAACGATTGTTCAAGTGGCGTTATTTGCTGCTAAAATCGGGCCCGTGTTGGTCGTGGTCGGTAAACTAATCGGCGTAATCAGTAGCTTATATAAGGCGTTTAAGAACTTCAAAACCTTTATGGCTGGTTTACAAATATTTGCTAAATTAAAAGGCGCCGTTGAATCGGTGCAAATTGCTTTCATGTACCTTCAAAGTGGGGGTATTAAAGGGCTGATAGGAGCCATGAACCCGCTCACGTTAAAAATAGCCGCTGTTATAGCGATTATCGGGGCGTTAGTGGCCGCTGGTGTCTGGTTATATCAAAACTGGGACACGGTTAAAGAAAAGGCGGCTCAACTGGGCGAATGGTTAGGAAATACCTGGAATAATATAAAAACATGGACTTCCGAAGCGTGGGAATCAATTTCAACGTCTATATCCGAGGCGGTTTCAAATGCCTGGAATGCGATTGTTGAATGGTTTGGCAATTTGCCGGCTTGGTTCAGTGAAACGTGGACGAATATTTCAACCACTATTTCAGAAAAAGCTTCCGAAATTTGGAATTCAATAACAACGTGGTTCGGTCAAATACCAGGGTTCTTTTCTGAACTTTGGACGACGGTAGTCACGGCAGTAACTGAATGGGCTTCAAATATGGTTACAAAAGCAAGCGAAACTGGAAGTCAATTTTTAGAAAATATCATGAATTTCTTCGATACTTTGCCAGAAAGATTGGGTTATGCCATTGGTTGGGCGTTGGCCAGCGTTGCTGTTTGGGTAGTTGAAATGGTAACAAAAGCATACGAATTAGGCTCAACTTTTATCGCGAATGTTATGGAATGGTTTAGCCAATTGCCAGAAAGAATCGGTAATTTCTTGTCTACAACATGGGATCGCGTGAGTACATGGGCGGTTAATATGTGGACGAAAGCAAAAGAAATGGGCTCGAATTTCATTAATTCGGTAATCGAATGGTTTAGCCAGCTACCTGGACGAGTATGGAATTGGGTAGTGAACACATACAACCGAGTTTCAACATGGGCGTCTAATATGTGGAGCAAGGCAAAAGAAATGGGAGCTAACTTCATTAATGCGGTTATTTCTTATTTCAGTCAATTGCCTGGCCGAGTTTGGAATTGGGTAGTAAATACTTATAACCGAGTTTCAACGTGGGCGTCGAACATGTGGACGAAAGCAAAAGAAACTGGATCTAGATTTATTACGAACATAATAAACTGGTTCCAGCAGCTACCTGGCCGAGTGCAAACGTGGCTAACAAACACGATAAGCAGAGCAGCAAATTTTGTTCGAGATTTAGGACGAAAAGGACTTGAAGCCGGTCGCGATTTCATGAATAAATTAATTAACGAGGCAAAGAAAATACCAGGGAAAATTTTCAATGTTGGTAAAGACATTGTTCGCGGTGCTTGGAATGGTATCAAAAGCATGGGAAGTTGGATCACTGGGAATGTTAAAGATTTCTTTGGCGGAATTGTCGACGGTGTAAAAGACCGACTTTCAATTTTCTCGCCTTCTCGAGTGTTTAGGGACGAAATCGGTAAAATGATTGTCCGCGGTTTAGGTATAGGGATTGAGAGAAACGAAGATGACGCAGTGAACCCAATGCAGCACTTGATTAATAGCGTGGTAGGCGCTTGGGATAGCGTAGGCGCTTTGAGTGCCCAAGTCGATGGAATGGTTGGCCACACAGTCACGAAAAACGTGAATATGAAGAATGACTACACAGCACAGCCCGCATATATCACTTTAGTTATTGGCGGCCGAAGCTTTAGAGCATTCGTGGAAGATATAACCAACATACAAGACGGAAACACAGAATTAGAATTAGATTACGCATAGGAGGGCAACAAATGAATTTATATAGCAAGATAACTAAAAATGGCAACAATAATGCTGAACAGTTGCCTTCTGTTGCTATGGTTTTCGACGGTATGATTTTAGAAAATGAAATAGAAGGCTATACAACATTAAATGTTAGTGGCCGGGAGACTGTTTCTTACTCGACAACAACGGCCGGCCATAGCAATGAGATTGTCGAAAAGAAATTAAATTCCAGAACTTTACAAATTCAATATGAATTAAAAGCTGATACAAATGAAGAATTTCAAGAGCGTTTTAGAGAACTGAATCAATTATTAGAAACAGAAAATGAAGATGTAGAAATAAGGTTTGCTGACGATTTAAAAATGGAATATAAAGGGCAGTTAGTCACTATGTCGGACGTGCCACCAGAGGCCAATGTGGTCGTTGGTACGTTCGATATTTATTGTGCAAGTGCCTGGAAAGAAGAAGATGAAATATTAGTAAGTGGCAACCCACTAAATCTATATTTGCAAAGCAAGTATAGAACCAAACCAAAAAGAATTGAATTAAATATGAATACGGCCGCCAATAAAGTAACCGTCGATAACTTAACGACTGGGCGCCATATTATTTTAGATGGAAGTTATAAAGCTGGGGACACAATCATTATTGAGATACCGGAAAATAAAATAACCAAAAACGGCCAAAATATAATGACTGATCTAAATTACAAAGAAACTGACTTCCATAAATTTTTAATTAAAACTGGGGACGTAATACAAACGACTCCCGGGAATACAGATATGGAAATAGCAATTAGAACGAGGTGGAAGTAATGGAAGAAGGCGTTTTTTTATTTGATAAAAGCAAAACACTTATAGAAATTATTTCGCCGGAAGATATTGCAATGAATGAGCAAACACCCGAATTAAACGGCTTAATTAAGCACGCCGTAGCTGGTAAATACACAAAAAAAGCTGATGAAGCACAATTTTTTGGTATGCCAGACGTTGACGATGACAATATATTTTGGATGTACAAAATCGACAAAAGGAATACTGAAAGCAAACAATTTACTTTTGATGGTACTCACATCTTGTTTGATGACTTAAAAGGCCGTGGGGGAATAATTAAAGACAGACGGCCAAATAATGAACCGGTGGTTTCTATTCTAAGTGATATTTTAAGTGGTACAGGCTGGGAAATTGGGCATATACAAACCTCTAACCTAGGAACCTCTAACTATTACTATACAAGTAAAATAGAAGCCTTTTGGGACTTTCTGGAAAAATGGAGAGTTGAATTCCGGCCAAGAATTACTTTCTCTAAAGGGAAGATTGTACGTAAAGAAATTGATATTTACAACCAACTTTCTGGAGACCATGGAAAATGGTATGAAAAAGGCGATAAATTGCTAAGTGTAGTTAAAGAAGAAGTTTCCTCTGGAATTTACACGGCCTTTATTGGACGTGGAAAAGGGGAAGAAGTTGGCGACGGCTTCGGCCGTAGAATTGGTTTTGAAGATGTTGAATGGTCAATCGCTAATGGGGATCCAGTAGATAAACCACTTGGACAAGACTATGTTGAAATTCCTTGGGCAACGGCAGAATATGGCTATGAAGATGGTTCGCCGCGCTTTGCTGTTGTTGAATTCCAAGACATTGAGGAAGAGCCCGAATTACTGGAAGCTACTTACGTTCATGCAGTAGAAGTAAGCCGACCAAAAGCACAATTTAAATCAAACGTAATTGAAAATGGTCTAGCTGAATTAGGCGAAATCGTAACTATTATTAGTGACGATGAAAACATACGATACAAAACGCGAATTTTTAAAATGAAACGCGACTTCAAACGTAAGAAAATTAAAACGATTGAATTCGGGGACAAACTTGTTAAAACAAGAGCCGAAAGAACTTCGGCCGTCAATAAAACAATTAAAGAAAATGAACGTCAAAATATTGAATGGCTTGACCAAATACGTGATGAAATTGTAGATACGTACTTTAATAATGACGGCTATAACTATGATTTAAAAGCTGGCAATGAGTACGATTTACCTGGTGGCTATTATTCATTTAATCGGCCAATAGACCAAGAACCCACAAAAGTTATTTATATGGGGGCTGGTCAGTTGCTCATTGCTAACAGTAAGAAACCTAATGGCGAATGGAACTGGCGAACAGCTGCAACCGGAGACGGTTTTGTTGCTGACGTCGTTAATACCGGTGTTTTAAATGCAAATTTAATAAAAAACGGAAATCTTTCAGATCGACAAGAAAATACGAGGCTTGATTTAGCAAATGGGCTCTTGGAATTTAGTCATAGTGACGGGAGCTTTACAAGAATTGGCCGAAGTGGCTTACAGCGGTACACGTCAAGTGACGATAGAAACTATCATTATTTAATTTATATGACGACCTTTGTCTATGGGGATACGTCAAGGAGTGCCCGTTGGATACAACTTCCAGATGATTTTAAAGGTAAAGGTTTTCAAGTTTATTTATCAGTTGCTGACAGTTTAAACGCTATAAACTATTATCGTTCAATACAGCGTATTGTAGCCACTGGACACCCTGACCATAATATTGATTATAGAAATGCAAGAGTGCCGATTATAGCATATAAGTCAGAAACACTAGGCGATGGAATAACACCAGAGATTACAGATGTGCAAGGTATGTTATTAGCAATTTATTAAGGTGGTTAAAATGGATGATAAATTAACAATTTTTTATAACAAGCGTACTGGATCAATAAAAGAATTATGTGGTGGAGAACAAGATATGGGCTGGTTTGGTGATGAACAACAAGACTTTGAACAAATATTTGATTATATCCACGTAGATTTTGATAACTATATCATTGAAAACTTTATCAATATGGAAGTTGTAGATGGAGAAGTGAAGTTGATCCAGCAAGAAGTGCCAGACAAGTATTTGTGAAAGGAGTGAGTAAATGTCTTTAGAAAATTTTAGGAAAATAGATATTGTTTGGCACAAAGCGACAAGAAGAATTTTCCACAGCGTCCGAGTTGCTAGTAGCGACGACAGAGGGCGTAAGCTTGTTGTACAAGTGCTAAATGATAATGTTGTTAAAGAGTTGTCAGATGTCGAATTACGTCTATATTGGGAGCACCCAAGTGGTACTAAAGGCTTTAATGATTTTGAAGCAGTAGACGCAAGCAGAGGAATCTACGAAATTTACTTTAGTCGTGGCATGCTAGAGAACGTTGGAACACACAAAGCTTGGCTACACTTAACAGACACCACAGGTAGTGTCACGAGCGAAACGTTTGGTGTTGAGGTATTTAGTGGAATTGATTTAGAGGCGGTTGAGAGCACAGATGAATTTAGTGCGTTAAACAGCGCCTTGGCTCGTGTTGTAGCCATTGAAAATCAAGAAGAGGAACGACAAGCGAACGAATCATCTCGACAACAAGCGGAGAACCAGCGTGAACAAGCAGAGTCCGAAAGAGAAACGGCTGAAAGTACTCGTGAATCAAATGAAAACGCGAGACAATCACAAGAAGCTACTCGAGAAAATGCAGAAGATACACGATTGAGCAATGAAAATACTCGAAAGAGTAGTGAAACTGAGCGTCTGAATGCAGAAACAAACCGTCAAGAGATTTTTGAAGCGAATGAAAGCAATCGTCAGTCCACGTTTGAACAAAATGAAAGCACTCGGGAATCGAACGAACAGACTAGACAAATTCAAGAAGCTAGTCGAGAATCGAACGAAACGAATCGTCAGTCAGAATTTGAAAACATGAAAGGACAAGTGGACGATTTAGAAGAAACTTACGCGCCTCGATTATCTGAAATCGAAAAGCGCTATATTTGGTTTGGAGAAGTCATCGAAATAGATTAGGAAAGGAAGATTTCAAAATGTTAAACAATAAGACGAACAAATTTTCGGGAGGGGAGAATTGCTGTAAGCGTAATTCTCTCAACCTTTCCAAAGGCGGTGAGCTATTAAGTAGCTTGCCTGTGGTGGCAATATGAGAGTTTTAAAAAACCTACTTGGTGATAATAGTAAAATACATGCTGATGAGATTGCAGTTAAACCAGATATATTGTTAGGTGAAACTGTGATTGAAGAAGTTGGTAGCAACAGCAATGGTTATTGGATTAAGTGGGGTAATGGCTTTGCAATATGTTGGCGTGAAATCACGTTTAATCGCGACACGACTAACGGTCAAAGTGGTGTATCGAAACCCATTGCCTTTAGAGATGACTTACCTTTATTTGGCGGTAATCCATCAACTAAAATGGATTCATGGGTAGACAGACAGTCACTGTCTCATATTATTGTTTCAAACTATCCTGATTCATGGACATGGGCAATAGAGTATAATATAACAGATTGGTTTGGAAATGGAGATTTTACATTTACTCTTTGGTCAGCTGGTTTTGTCGATTGAGAGAATTATGTTGTTAGCAATAAATTATGGAAGTCTTAAAAAACTTACTAGGACGTAATGCAAAAATAAACATTGATGAAGTAGCACTGAAACAGGGCAGTGTTGCTAAGTTACTAAGTGAAGCTGTTATTGTAGAATCAGGAACAAATGCGAACGGCAGTTATTTACGATTTGGAGATGGCACTCAAATTTGTTGGATTGAAGACCTGAATGTATCAACTTATGAAAGTAAAGGCGTCCTTAAAACTACCTGGACATTGCCAATGTCATATCCAAGTGATAACGGACAAATGGGTGAAAAACCCGCAATATTTATTGCCAAGAATGAATATCGGGGTTCAAGTGTCTTAAGAAGAACTTCTGGAGGTGGAGTTGTAAATCGTAACGGAAACTATGCCGAGGTATTTGTAATGGTTGATACAGGTATGATTAGTGGTTGGGTTCAAGGAGTAAGAGCCATGACCATAGGCAGATGGAAATAAAGGAGTGATTAGATGATTATACAACCATCACCAGTGCGAAGTGATGAAAAGATAGAATATAAATTTAATGACGAACAAATACTGGCAACCATCAATAATGATGAGTTGCTTTTTAATTTGCAAAATATCGAAACAGGAAAGCAATATGAACCACAATTTCCAATTAATGAGGTAAAGCGAAATGAAGATGGAACTTTGGAAGTTACAGTTATTAACTATCATGATGCAGATGCGTCTGAAGATGAACGTTTTCCAGATCCATTTGAAGCAGTCAATGAAGAATTTGAAACTGATACAGAAGCTATACAGCTAGACGAATTAATTATTGAAGAACCCGAACCAGAAGGACTATCTGAAACAGAGTCGCAGATGTTAGCTATTGCTGATTTAGACGCGCAACGTGAAATTGACAAAACTGAAAATCAATTAGCGATTGCGGTTCTAGCTGAAACAATGTTAGGAGGTACTTTTTGATGGTAAATCTATATGTAAGCTTAATAAATAAAGGTCTCCGAACATTGGAGCAAGTGCCTGGGGTTTGGAGAGACGAAGTAAAAGAACAGTTAGAAAAGCAAGAGGTTGCCGAATAGGTGGTTTTTTTAATACGCAGAAAGGAGCCGATGAATGAAACGATGGATTGTAAACAACTTAAATAGTATTTGGCTCAACCTCATAACAATCGTGTATGGGGTTGTTCTTATTTTATCAAATCCACACATCACACTAATCGAACCACCATTGCGTTATGCGTTGATTGCGGCGTGTTTGGTGCTGCCGATTGCGCTTTTAATCGTTATGTACCGTCAACACTCAAAAGCGCGCGGGTGGCTGATTATAGCACTTGCTGTGCTGTGGTGGTGGATTGCGTGGCTGTATTTTGTCAACCCTGTAAACAATAGCGGCTGGATATTGGCAATTAGCAATGTCGGGCATGCCTTTATTTTATTGTTTAGGGGGAAATTCGATGGAAATGAATAATTGGTTACTTTTGGTCTTTGGCTCAGGCGGACTGGTTACCATTATCGGCTATCTCTTGAAAAATAAACAAACAAATCGCTCCTCAGCATTAGAGGAAATAAGAGAGTTAGACGACCGTTTAAAAGCTGAAATCAAACGCCTAGACAAGCGAGTGGACGAAGCAGAAGCCGAAGCCAAGATGTGGAAGGACAAGGCAGAAACGCTGGAAGATGAAAATGAAAAGTTAATCGAAGAAAACAATTGGTATCAGAATCGAGTGGAAGAATTAGAGGACAGAGTTGGCGACTTGGAAGAAAAAGTGAAGAAAGGGAGTAAAGAATGAATTCACTAGAAAACATGAACTTAAACACGATTGGTGTATTTTTAGCAATCGCCGTCATTGTTGCGGGGGCTACACAATTGTTGAAATATTATTTTCCTGAAATTGACCCAAAAAATTACACGTTAATTTTAGGGTTAGGATTAGGTGTTGTGGCGATGTTTATCACGGGCGGACAATTTGGCGAGTATGTGTTGATTGGATTAGGTGGCGCATTGGCGAGCAACGGACTCTATGACCAGCTGGCAAAACGATTTAAAGGGGTAGATAATAATGACTAGACATTTAATCATTGCAGGACATGGCGAGTTAGTCAATGGTGGCTTTGATACTGGGGCAACCGGTCATATCTCAAAAGGGGAACATTTATATGTGGAAGAAGATTTATTCCCTGCTATGAGAAAGTATGCAAAAGACAGCGAGGACACGTTTATTTTCCACAGCGCTTATAAAGTATTAGACCGTGGAAACTTAGTAGCGCTTGCGAAACAACATAATGCTGATACGGTGACAGAAATTCACTATGATGCCTTTAATGCGAGCGCGACTGGTGGCCATGTCATTGTTTATTCGGGGTATGCACCAGATGACTTAGACTTACGACTGAGAGATGTTATTGGCGAAGTGATTGGAGGATTACGATTCAGTCATAGAGGTCATCGAGGTATCAGCGGACGAAATAACCTCGGTATGATTAATACAGCTGCGAGAAACGACATTAATATGCGACTATTAGAATTAGGTTTTGGTACAAACAAACGCGAAGCGGACATTATGGTAAATCAAGTGGACGAGTATGCACGAAAATTAATTGAGGCATACGATCAATCAAATCACAAAGCAAAACCAAATGAAAAAGCACCTGCACCACCGAAAAAATCATCAAGCAAATCGATTGCGCAAATGGCAGATGAAGTGGAAGCAGGAATCCACGGTAACGGTCACGCAAATCGCAGAACTTCGTTAGGTGTTAGTCAATCAGTTTACAACCAAGTACGAGACGAAGTAAACAGACGTGCTGGCGTAACCTCTCGTAGAGAAGCCGTGAAACCGAAAAAATCAATCGGACAAATGGCGAGTGAAATCATTGAGGGACAACACGGGCAAGGACACGCAAATAGACGTCGATCGCTAGGTGTTAGCCAGTCCGAATACAATAAGGTTCGTGCAGAAGTAAATCGCCGTGCAGGTGTTTCCACGGGGAAATCTATTGGTCAAATGGCAAACGAAATTCTGGAAGGTAAGCACGGAAACGGCCATACCCAACGACGGGATTCTCTGGGAGTAGACAATGCGACTTATCAAAAAGTTCGCGCAGAAGTTAATCGTAGATCATAATTAAATAGAAACAAACTAGAGGAGTAGCCTTGGATAATCCCTTTCGTTATGGTATAATAAAGGTACAAACGGAGATACAAAAAGACCCCGGCGATGCTGATAACATCCCGAGGCACGACCAACAACTAACAAGGAGTTGCTGATATATGTATATTAACACAGATGAAGAAGTTTGGAAAGATATAGAAGGTTACGAAGGGTTATATGAAATCTCGACTTTCGGAAACGTGAGAAGCGTTGACAGGGTAATTCGCAGCACAAAAGGTCATTTAAGAAAATTAAAAAGCCACGGGATTAAGCAGTTAATCACCGGCCAAGGTTACTTTCACGTACGGATACGGAAGAATGGTAACAGAAAGACTAAGTTCATCCACCGATTAGTAGCAGAAACTTTTATCAGTAACCCCGGAAACTATCCTATAGTCAACCATATTGATGGTGACAAGGGGAACAACCACATTTCGAATTTAGAGTGGGTGACTTCCCAGCAAAATGCTCAACATGCTTTGAAACATAACCTCACATCTACAACAAAATTGTCAAAGCAAGAAGTTTTAAAAATCAGGGAACTTTATGCTTCGGGGGAATATACTCATAGAGAGTTAGCAAATAAATTTAACGTTACCCCGTCAAATGTGGGTAGGATAGTAAGAAGAGATACTTGGAAAATCATATAAAATATAAACGGGGAGTTAGGCCTTAATCGGCTACTCCTCTTTTTTATTTGTCTAAAACCCTTGTTCCTCAGCCATATCAATATAATCTTGCAACTCATTGACTTCCAAATCACGCGTATCAATTTCTTTCACTTCTTCCAAGTAGGCGATTGAGTCCGCCAATTCTTCCCACCAGTAAAACTCTTCATTGTCCTTAAAATTGTCATCCTCATCTAAGTAACTGCTTAACTGGTCAAAATCCCAAATATAATCTACATTCTCAATTTTATATACGTTCATTTTTATCTCTCCTTTTAATATTTTTGCGTACTCTGTTAATGCTGCACCAGTCTTAATTGTGAGTGTGTCGATTTCGCGAATACCGTTTTTGAGTCTTGATAATGTGGGTTGCAGTACATTCGTGTGCTTTGAGATATTTGTTTGCGTTTCGTTGGCGAGTAACCATTTAATAAGTTTTGTGTCTACTATCATTTTGTTTTGCTCCTTTTTATTTGTATAATAGCTACGAGGGGCGGGTACTCCTCATAGCAATTGTTTAACTTTGGACGGTTAGGCAATTGCTTTTTTTATTTCATTTTCGAACAACTTCTGTAAAATCTTCCCGATTTCGATAGCATCCATTATTTCTAACTGTTCTTCGATTGCTTTTAAAGCGGTAGCTGATAACATTCCAGTGATTTCATTTATTTCGTTCGCTTCCATCATCATCTCGTAATAGTCATCATTGATTTCGCCAGTGAGTTCGGTTGGTACTTCATCCCAAAAGATCGAGTCGATTAATAATTCGCCATAGCCGTTTACGTGTCCGTCAAACCGAAACTTGTGTAACTCCATCATCTCTTGTAATTTCTCAAACTGTATTGTGATTTTCATTTGTATCTCCCTTTCTTTATCTTTCTAATTATATTATAACAGTTGTTATATAATATGTCAAGCGTTATATTGAATTAATTAAAGTTTTTATCATCTTTGTTCAATTTGTCTATTTATTATGCATGATAGACAATAAAAAAACTCCCACTCGTTAAAGTGAGAGGATATATAAAAGAAAGAAGACTTTTCCCTTATTCCGTTTGCTCTATTAGTGTCGCGCATCCACGGGAGATTTTTAAAGCCGCTGTCCGTTATTCGGCCGCGCGTATTATCTTAGCGCATAATCATCCATCGGGAAGTGTTGAACCGTCAGAAGCGGATTTTGGTTTTACGAGAAGAGTTGTGGATTCTGGAGAGATGATCGGGATTGAAGTGATTGATCATATTATTGTCGGAGAAAATGAATATTTGAGTTTACGTGAAGAAGGATTAATGTAAGGGCATCCTTATTTGAGGGACTTTCGATGTACAAATTGGAGATTTTGTTCTTTTTTTGTAAATAAAAAGGGATAATGCTTGATGTTTAAAAAAATGC